ATAATAGCTTGAAATTCTTATATAAAATCAAGTTCTGAAAATGTAATTTTTTGAGTTTTTCCAGTATTATGAAAAATAATAATTGATGTTTTAGTTGATGTATTTTCAAATGCATTTTGCGGAACTGAAATTACATTAGTTACATTAAAATTTTCAATTAATACTTTACGTATATCTGAATATACATTATTAAAATACACACCTTCTTTTAATATAGCACAACATATACCGCCTTCATCCAAACAATCCATTAATAAAATTAAACTACAAGCTTCTTTATCATTAGCATTATCTATATTATATTTCTTTGCAAAATTTTTAATACGCTTAGAACAAGTTTCAAGATTAACTTGTTGTATTTCTTGTTCTTTTTTATAATTATTATTTTGTTTTACTAAATATTTTAATTGTTCATTTAATTTATCAGAACGTTCATCGCTATTAATTGATTTAATTTTTGATATTATTTTGTCACGTTTTATTTGTTCAGCATTTTTACTAATTTTATCACCACCATATGGTGGATTAGTAAAAATATAAAACCATTTCATATAATCATTATTACATCCTGCAAATTCCCAAGTAAAAGTATTTGTAGTAATAAATGTTTTTGCTTCTATTTTTGGAAAATAATTAGTTAATGCAAACATTTCTAATCCAGTCATATGAACAACTGATGATTCCATATCACAATGATAAATATTATTAATATTTTCTTTCCAATCAATATTATTATATTTTTCAATTAAATATGAAACGTAACCTAATGTAAATCCACCAGAACCACCAAACATATCAATCATAGATTTAACAGTATTATTTTCATTTAAAATTGGTTTAACTTTATTAAAACAGAATGATGTAATATGACGATCTGAGAAATATGCACCTAATTCACTAATAGCAGTTTGATCTCTTCCTATAAAATATTCATATACTTTACCAGAAAGATTAACTTTATTTTGTTCATATCCAACAGGGATATCATCGATTAATTTTAAAAGTGTAATCCATACAATTTCTTTAATTCCTTGTTTTGTTGTAGGGACATCGTATAAAATATATTTATATAATTCTTTATACTTTAAAGATTCAATTATAGTAAGTGCATCATTAATTTTTTCAGTTGTAGGTTTTCCTTCAAGATGATATTCTCTAATTTTAGCTTGTTTTAATATATTAGAGAATTTAATAATTTCTTTATCATTTTTAGAAATTCCTAATAAATCTAATTTAGACTCAATTAATTTAAGACCATATAAAAAATTAAAAATTTCAAGTGCTCTTTTACCATATCCAAGTCCATTATTTCTAATATAATTATGAATATTATGAATATGTCCTTTTAAATCATCATTTGTAATAAAAAGATTACTATTGTTAATATTTTTTGTTTTAGACATTATAAATTAATATAATAATAATAATAATTATTTTATAGATCAATTTTTTTATAATATTAAAAATTTATAAGCTATTACCATAACCAAGTTTATTATTTATAATATAATTATAAATATAATCTTTTAAATCTTCATTTATAATGTCAATATTAATATCTTAAGTATTATTTTTGACATTATAAATCAATTTTTTTTTTTGTAGATATTATATTTTTTTTAAGTTCATTATCTATTATACCAAATTCTTTATATAATTTTTCTGGCATTGATGGTAAATTATATTTCATATATTTTTTCATATATTTTTTTTCAGATATGATTTTATATTCTTTACAATATTTTAACCATTCTTTTTTATTTTCAGGAAAAATAGTAATATCTGTTCCTAAAAAATTATACCAATTAATCCAATATTTATTATATTTAATTTCTGGTTTTAATTCTAAATTATTTTCACTAGCATAATCATAATATTCTTGTTTATTAATAAAATTTAACTGACTAATATTTTGTTTAAGTTGATTAAAATCAATATAATCTTTATCTTCATCACTTAATTTAATTTTTTGTAATAATATATTATCAAATTTATTAATAATATTATTCCAATCTAATTTATTACAATGAATATTTATAATAGATAATCCTAATTTCATATTAATAATTTCTTTTTCTTTGTCAAATTGAACAATATCTTTTAATTCAATATATTGTTCATATTTGGTTTTATCATTAGTTGTTAAATTTTCAAGAGCCATATAGTAACCAATAATTTTATCAACAAATTCTTTATCATAATTATTATTATCTTTAACAATACCATCAATAATAATTCCTTTAGTTTTATTTTCTGAAGTTCTCAAAACTCTACCAATAGATTGAATAAATGGGATAGCACCTCTATTTTTAACTTCATCTAAAAATATACAACAATCTAATAATGGAATATCAGAACCTTCGCGATGTTTGCTTGCACAAAATAATATACTATAACCATTATACATTTCATGATTATTTGATTCTTTACTAAAATTATCATAATCATTAGTATTTGATTCAGAAGTATCAATACCAAATTTAAAATTTTTTAAATTTTTACGTTGTTTATAATTTGATTCAAAAAGTGTTTTCCAATTTTTTGCTCTATTAATAGTACCACACCAAGCAATAATTTTTTTATTGGGTAATAAAGGTATAATATGATTTAATATTTCTAAAACAGAACCTAAATCTTCTTGACTAATTATATTATCTTTTTTTTTATTATATGATTCAATTTGATACCAATAAAATTCAGGAGGAAGAATTAATTCTTTATCAATTGCATAAATCATATTATAATCAGTTAATAAATTTAGTTCATTTTTATTATTAACTTTTGAATATATTTCTAATAATTTTATTTTATCATCATTACCAGTTCTTAATGGTGTAGCACTAAAACCAATAATAGGTATATTTAACGAATGGCATTTTAATAATAAATCATGACATTGAATACTAGAAGTATTATGGCATTCATCATGAAGTATTAAATGTAAATCATTATTATCTAATTTATTATATAATTTACCTAATGTTAAATATGCTCTATTGATTACTAATAAAGTTGGTTTATTAGATTCTTTTAATAATTCAATCCAATCATTTTTTTTAATGGTAACTCTATTTATAATATTAAAATTAGTTAAATCTCCAATACCAATATTTTTCCAATGTTCTAATTTTTTATTATCTACTTTAATAGAATTTTTTTTGAAACTAAATAAATCCGATAATATATTAACTCTTTCAGTAAATAATATAATTTTAGGATTATTAATAATTTTATTAGTATAATGAATATATTTAATAATAATATATGATTTACCACAACCAGTAGCTTGACAATGAATACCAGTTTCAAGACCATTATTATCTAATTTTTTAAATGCTTCAATTTGATTATCTCTTAATTTAATATTATTATTAAAATTAATAGATTTTATATCATCAGGATTAATAATATTATAAAAATTATTATATATATTAGAGAAAAAATCAGTAGTCTTCAACCATTCAAATAAAATTTTATTAAATTTTATAAATTTTTCTTTATTTTCATTTGATTTAATTTTAATAAATTCCATACTATTTAAAATTTCATCAGGACTATTATAATATGGTATTCTTAATGTAAAATCATTATAATAAAAAACAACTAGATTACGAACAATTATATGATTTTCTTTTATTAATTCTTTTATATTATCTGGTAATATAAAATCTCTTAATACAACATTAGTTATTTTACCACCACCTTCATCAATATGGTTATTACATAAATCTAAACATTCAATAAATCTTTCATATATCATTAAATAATTAATAATTAATTATAAATAATTATATATATCAATTTTTTAAATAAGATAAATATATTTATAGATAAAAATATTATATAATGTAATGAATAAGCTAGAAATATATTTAGATAAATATAATAATCAAAAAATAAATAAAGATGAATTTTATGATTATAAAAAATTTGATTATATAGATGAAAGTATATTTAATTATCATTTAACATTTTTATTAGAGAATTGTTATAATATTAAAATAATAGATAATTCTAGATATAGATTAAATCAATCAGAATTTAGAAAACAATTATTACAAAAATTTAACAATAAATGTATAGTAACAGGAGAAAATTGTATAGATGAATTAGAAGCATGTCACATTATACCTATTAATGAAAATGAATCATATAACCTTAATAATGGAATAATCTTAATATCAAATTTACATAAAACATTTGATAAATATTTATGGAGTATAAATCCAGAAACATTTACAATAGAAATAAAAAATAATGTTAATGTTGGTAATATAAAACATTATATGGGACAAAAAATAAATATAGTATTAAATAATGAATTAATTAATAATATGAAATATCATTATAATAAATTTATTATAAAAACTAAATAAGAAATTTTTATAATCAATTAATAAATATGTATGATCAGTTTTAGATTTCAATATAATTTATTAATAATAAATTATATTTCTATCATTAAATTTTAAATATAAATTATATAACTCATGCGAAACATGAGTTGTTTCGTTAAGTTGTTTCATCAAGTAAAGTCTGACTTGTCAGTTGTTTTCATTGAAATGGCATGATTAATAAATTGCTTATACCCTGGTAATAAAATATTTAAAGCTATTCTAATTCGACTTATATAATTTAAAATAGTATTTTTTTTCAATTGTTTTTCTGCTATTAATGATAAAAAAACATGTTTTAATTTTAACCATTTATCTTCATTAGTTGTATTTAAATATCCAATAAGATTACCTAAATTGATACTATTAATTAATCGTTTTGATATTTTAATAAGAATTCTTATTGTATTTTTTTGTTGACATGGTGTTTTAATTTTTTCAGCTAATTGTTTATGTAATTCAATATAATAATTATCAAATTCATACTCTAATTCTAAATCTAAATTATCATCAATAGATATATCTGTACTAATTGTAATTTCATTTGAAAGCTTACTTAACTTTGAAGGAAATATATCCATCATTATATAATAAAATAATTGCTTTATATAATAATTAAAAGTATTATATAAAACTATTATATGAGCTTTTATGTTTAAAAAATTTTTGAATTATTTTTAACAAAACTTTAGAATTTAATAGGAAAATTGAAAAAAATGGAGATTCTAGAGGAGAAGAGGAACTCATTCAATCCATCTTGCTAATGATTGAAATTTACAATCAAATATTTTACATGTTTTTCTTAAATCATCATTATAAGATAAATAATATAAAACTGCTGCTAATTTATAATAATATATTTTATATATTATTATAAAATAAATAAAAATATTATAAATTAATTTCTGAATCTTTTTCTGAAAATTCATTATTTGTTACTAATTTTTTCATAATATTGGAAATAAATTCTTTTGCTATAATTTTATTTTGTTCAATTTCTTTTTCTAATTGTTTAATTAAATTATTATTATTTTCGCAATAATCTATAAGCTCTTTTTGTTTTTCAAGTGATGGAATAGGTATCTTTAAATTTTCAAAATCATTAAATGATACTGCAGGATATTGTGCTCCTTTTGCTTTACTTATTAATTCATCTGTTATATAATTGGTTGTTATAATATAATACACATATTTTGATAATAAAATGTTTGGTTCTTTTACTCTAATTTGTGCAAATCCAGTTGATGCAATACCATTTTGAATATCATTATTAATATATACATATCCTTTCAAGTTAGGTCTAACGGATGAATATAATATATCACCTTTTTTAAGTATTCTTTTCGCTCTTAATGGAAATTTAGTTTTTAAATTTTGTATTTCTAATATATTTCATCCTTTAACAGAAGCAATGTCAATATAATTTATTTCTGTATATTGTTCTGATTTCATATTTTCTGGATTAATAATACTCATTTGACTTAATTTTTTAATTTCATTTTCACCATAATTTTTTTGATTATTTAAACAGTATTCATTTAATTGTTTTAATTGAATAATTTTATCATTACTTGCTTCGTTTGCTTTTTCGTATATGAAATCTAAATATTTTATAATTTCTTGTTGTTTATCAAGCGATGGAATTGGGATTTTTATTCTTTCAATATTTATTTTTGAAATATTCTTAATAGCAACACCTGTATATAATTGTTTTATCATATCTAAATTATGATATAAATAATAATAAACATATTTTAAGTTTAATAAAAATTTATTTTTATTTTGAAGAATATAACAATGGTCAGATGCTGAGAACTTTATGCTATAATTTATATTTGGTTCTCCTCCATCGCCAATTATTAAACTTTCTTCTTCATAATCTGGTTCATCAACATAGGTGTCAACTTTTATAGAACTTTTAAAGAATGGATATAAGCCATCTTTATTACCATATTTAGCATTTCTTTTACTTTTAGGTAAAAACTTACAAATCTCTTCAAGTGTTTTCACTATAATATCTTCTTCATATTTATATTCTTCAGTTTCATCTTTCATATATTCGGCATAATTAAGTGAATACGAATTACTCGTTATTTTATCAATTGGAACTTCTACCAATAGATTTTTTACATCTTCATAAGGATTATAATCATAAAATTTAACTTTACTTGTTTGATGTGTTTTTGAAAACTTGTAATCTCTATCAGTTTCTTTTTGAGTTTTGGATACTTTAATTTTAGTTTCTAAAACATCAGATCCTTCTCTCTTTTTTACAAAACAAAACACACAAGTTTTAATGGATGTATATGTAAATACACCAGAAGGTAAATATATTATTTCTTTCAAATCACATGTTTTCATTAAATATTTACGAATTGATACAAGTTCATTATTTTTACTAAATAGTTCTTTTCCATCAGGTAATACTACAGCACAACGACCATTTATTTTTAACATATAAATTATGGCTTGTAAAAATAATGGAACTGAGCTATTAGATTTAATTGGTAGATATTCATTTTTTAATTCATGTTTAATTTCTAAATAATTTAATCCATCAATACCAAATGGTGGATTTGCTAAAATTATATCATATTTTTTTGTAATTGGATCTCTTATACTATCACCTTTTTCTAATACATCAAACATGTGACCTGTTGAAATTAACATATTAGAAATTGCTAGTTGATATGTATCAGGTTCAGCTTCTCTACCACCTAAACCATATTTACTTATAAAATTCCAATCAATATTTATATTTTTTAATTTTGATTGTTTCATAATATGTCTTATTGATGTTATTAAAAATCCACCAGTACCCATTGCAGGATCAAAAATAGTTTCAATAGTACCATCTTCTTTTAATTGCGGATTTAATAAATTTACCATCATGTATTTTACTTTTGGCGGTGTAAAAAATTGTCCTAATACTTTACCTGTCATTACATCTGAAATAACTTGTTCATATGCTTCACCTAAAATATCTGCTTCAATATCTTCAAATTTGAAACTATATAATTTATCAATTAATTTTTTATATGTAGATTGATTTTGTATATCAAAAGATTTATCTTTTAAAAATATATATTTAGTAGTTGGATGAACACATAAAATATCATCCCATAAATATTTCATAATAGTATATAAATTATTTTCATTTTCTTTTACTAAATTACTAAATCTTGTAAAACCTAATAATTTTTTTTTATGTTCTTCATTAAATTCTTCATTTGAACATTCATAAGAACTAAAATCATAATCATAACTATCAATATCAATAATTTTATTATTAAATTGTTTTTCTAATAATCTTAAATCTAATAAAAATGTTAAATTTCTTAATGCTTTATCACCAATAAGATGTTCGCTATCTCGTAATACATCTAAACAATATTTAAAAATAGTTGTAATATTAGATTTATTTTCTTGATTAGATGATTTTTTTAATGTTAATTCTTGTATTTTATCTATTGATATACATGGAGATTTTTTATTCTTATGTCTTGTAAAATCTATTTTTTGATTAAATATTTTATTACATAAATCACAAATATAATTAGTGGTTGTTATATATAGTATATAAGAAATTAATCCTTTACGTATAATATATCAACTTTTTTATTATTAAAGTAATTTTTACTTAATTAAAAATATCTAAAACTTTTTTTTTATTTATTTTTAATTCAATAATTTCAGATAGATTTTTACAATTATAACAATCAATCCATAAATCTGCAGGTGGAAAATGTTCATCTAAAGAACATAATTGAATAACAATTTGTGAAAAGTCTAAATATTTATTTTTTATTTGTGGATATAAATTTAATAATTTATTTATTGTTTCTTTGCAAGTTTCAAAATCATAAAAATTACTTTTATCAATAGTTAAATAATCAATCTAATTAATAAATTGATCTTTAAATTTTAATTTTGGATCTTTTGGTAATCTTAAATCTTTATCACAATATAATAAATATTCTTCAGGACTTGAAAAATTATAATTTGATATTATTTTTTTTGTTTTTTCATATGAAATATCTTTTAAAATTTCATAACTTAATAAATCTAATATCATTGATTTTATTTCTTCAATACCATCATATTTATTATTATCTGTTTTTATAGTAGATAATTTTTTATTTATATCATCAAATATAATTTTATCAAAAGTTAATTCAATATCAATAATTAAATATTTTAATACTTCTATAATTTTTTCAAATTTATTTTCAATTTCAGAATCAATAAATGTAGGTATAAAAACTACTAAAATTTTTTCTAAATTTGTATTATCTTCACCTAATTCATCTGATCTTAAACCTCTTCCGATACATTGAGTAATATCTTTGGTTGATAATTTTGTATCGCATATTGATATAAAATCCATTTTATTAAAATCATAACCTATACTATATTTAGCTACTACATAACCAATACTTTGATTATTGGATTGAAATATATCTATATTTTTGTAATCATAATCTAATTCAATTATTAGTGGTTCACTAAAATCATTACCAACTAATAAAAACGGTTTAATAATTGTTTTATTTGCTTTATAATTAATATAGTGTTTATAGAATAGATTAAAAGCATTCATTTGTTTATTATGAAAACAAAAACCAAATTTTCTTTTTAATCTTGTAAATCCATCAAGATTAAAAAATAATAAATCGTTATCATTATTATTTATACTAAATACATATGGTTGAATAGGACATAACCATTTTAATTTAATTAATTCATTAACTTTAATTGATGAATATAATTCTCCAAAATATTTAGTATTCTCTTTTACTAATTCTTTATTTGGTGAAGCTGATGTAAATATACGATATTTTATAAAATCATTATCAATTAACCAAAATAATTTATTTTTATTATTAATCCATTCTTCAACTGCCCAATGTGCTTCATCAAACCAAACAGTAATATTTTGAATATTATATTTAATGATATAATCATAAACTTTATCTGATGATTGAGTACAAGCAATCATTAATTTTTTATTTGGTAAATTATAAAAATCATTAAAACTAATAGTATTATTAGAAAAATTATAAACATCATATGTATAATTTAATAAATCTAAATATCGTGATTTTATATTTTGATTATTAACAATTTTACGTGGTGAAAAAATTAATATTGTATCTGAATCAATATTACTAAATAAATTATATGAAATAACACTTTTGCCACCGCCTGTAGCAAGTTCGATATATATTTTATGTTCTTCATTTAATTTAGTAGTACTATAATTAATAATGGTTGATTGATATGGTCTAATAGATTTAGACCGTTGAATATTATAATTTTTAAGCATATTTAAAAAATTTTTAATATTTATTTTTTTATGATATGATTTTCTAATTAAATTATTAATTTCGTTTTTTGATAAAACTTTAAAATTAATATTAATTTTTTTTAAAAATGGTATTACAAGTTTAATAATATCATTTTTAAAAAAATCAGTACCACCATCATATAAAATATGTAAATCTAAACTCTTGAAATAATTTTGTAATAATTTTTCTAATATTTTCATTTTATCTTTTGGTATTTGAATAACTAATTCAAAATAACCACGTTTTATTTCACCTGTTGAATATACGTTATCTCTATTTACTATACATTCAGTTATACCAAATTTACAACTTTCATATTTTTGGTATAATTCATTTATTCTTATATATAAATATCCAATATCATTATTTATTGCCATTATAATATAAACAATTAATATTAGTTTTATAATATTCAATTTTTCTTTATAAAAAAGTCGCAATTATGGGGACTTTTTAATCTAAAAATAATACATCATTATTATTATTTAGTTGATTTATAATTGTTAAATGATTCATAAAAATATTATTATTAAATAAGTAATAAACATATTTTATTTATTTGACATTCTTTTCTAATAAATAAATTTATATCAAATAGATTTTTTAATATTGCGATTAGTAACATATACATATTATAATAATTAAAATTATCATATTTTTTTGCTCTTATTTCAAACGTTTTTTTAATAATTTTTATATTTTCTGTTAACCATTCATTTGTAATTTTAGCATTAAATTTATTAGTTATATCTTTTGATAAATCTTTTAAAGTTGATATTTCCAATAAATTCATTAATTTTTTACAAATATTTATTTTTGTATATTTATTTTTTATTGTTTCTATAAATAATTTTTTTTCTATTGATTCTATCAATTTATTTTGAGTATTATAATTTAAAAATATTCGTAAATTAAAATGTTTTTTTAATAATTTATCATTTGAAACTAATTCTTTTTTAAAAATAGATAATTGTAATTTATCTAAACATAATAAATTTATTATTCTATCTTTAATTTGATCATTTGATATTTCTTTTTTATTTAATTCATCACTTTTAATGTCATAATTAAAATTTATAATATAACCATTATTTTACATTATATCAATTAAATAATTTTTTGTGTTAGTTTTTAATATAGAATCCATAAATTTATAATTATAATACATTATTCTATATGGTTTATCATCTTTTTAAACTTTCTAATTGAATAACTAATCTATTACAATATTTAAAATTTTCATATAATAAATTCAATTCATATAAAAGTTTAAATTTAAATGTTTTGTATGTTTACCAGCTAAATTTACTCTTGATGTAATAGAAATTACATTATATATTTTAGTTCATCTAATATTTGTTTAAGAAATGTTGTTTTACCTGTTCCTATAGGTGATTTTATAAAAATATATTTATATTTTAGTATTTTATAAATATCAATATTTATAAATTTTTCATTTCTAATATTTAATATCTGCTAACTTGAATAAATAATTTATATCAATTTTAGGTTCTAAATTTAAAAATATATTTTTATTTTCTTTTTTATTATATTTCTTATTAGAATTATCATATAAATCTTTTAAACAAAATCCAATTATTAGCCATTAATAATAATTTTCAGAATGATAATTTAAATTATCTAATGCTTTTTTAATTTGCAATTAATTTATATTTTTATAAATATATTTTTTATCTATTTTTTTACTATTTAATTTTATTATTCTTTCATTTTTAGTTTTGATAATATTAGGTATAACAAGTTCAACAGAATTTATATTATTTGAATAACAAATACAACAATTTAAAAATAAAAGATAATCATCATTTGGTTTATCATAATTAATACCTTTAAAAAATAATAGTTTATTATTTTTTCCAAATTTAGAACAATAAAGCATTCTAAAATATCCAATTTTATAAGGTTTTTGATCAATCAATTGTATATCATTCATAAAATAATAATTTTAGGATTATTTATTTTAAATATTTGATATAATTTAATATTTATTGACATAATTATAGATGAAATAAAATTATCTGCATATTTATAATTGTGGATTGAAAATGTGATTTTCATCAATATCAACAAAAAATTTAATTTTGGTAGCAAATGTATTATCTTCATAAAAATTAGATTCAGATTTATTATTTATTATAGTATTATAAATATTATAATAAGTATCAAAGAAGAAATTTTTAACACCATTAAAGGAAACATCAGAACTAAATAATTGATTGTTTACAATATTCTCAGTAGGTTTTTTATTAGAAGATTTAATTTTATAATTCATAATATCAAAAATATAATAAGTTTCACATTTAGATGTATTATCATTAATTTTTTAACTAACACATAAGTAATAATTTTAATGTTCATATCTTTACTAATAGCTTTAACAAGTGATAAATATTTACGTTTAAATTCACGGTTTTTATTACTAAAATATGTCCATCTAGAACATAAAAAATATTTTTTAATATCATTTTCAAGTTCAATAATTTTATTTTGTTTATCAATATTTTCATTAAGTTTATTTTAAAGTTACATAATTTAATTATTACTTTTTGAATAAAATTTTTTTGTGTCCCTATAAGTTATATAACTTATATAACTTTTTATAAAATTATATAAACATATAAATATATATATTTATATAATATGTCAAAAGTTATAACACAATATATATGTAAAATATGCAATAAACAGTATTCTAGTTATCAAAGTCTATGGATTCACAACAAAAAATTTCATAAATGTGATAGTAAGGAAAGTAAGGATATTAATAAGGAAAGTAAGGATATAAGTAAGGATATAAGTAAGGATATTAATAAGGAAAGTAAGGATGTTGGCAAGGGACCTACTAATTTAAATGTTGAATATAAAACATATATGTGTAAATATTGTAATAAAAAGTATAAACATAAACAAACAAGATGGACTCATGAAAAAAAATGTTTATTAAAAAATATAAATATGACTAATAATACAACTAATAATGCAAATATTAATATAAATAATAATATAACCGCTACTAATTATAATAATACAACCAATAATATAACTAATAATAAAATAATAATTAATAATATAGGTAATGAAAATATTTTAGATTTATCCAAAAAAGCTGTTATGAATTTATTTAATCAAGAGTTTATTTCTATTACAGCTGTTATACAATTAATTTATTTTAATGAAGATCATCCGGAAAATCATTATTTTTGCACGACTAATTTAGATAGTTATTATTCTTCTGTTTATAATACAAAAAAACAAACTATTGATAAAGATAGAAAAAAATATCTATTTGATAAAATTTTAGATAATAGTATTGAAAAATTAGAATTATTATATTCTCATTATAAACAAAAATTTACTTTTGATAAACGAAGAATTATAGAAGATAATATAAAAAATATAAATGATATCAAAATAGCTTTTTTTAATAATAAATTAAAAAAAGAATTATTTAGGCAAATTAATTTATTATCATATAATAATAAAGATTTGGTTAAATCAACGTGGGATGGGAAATTAAAAAAAGAACTGACTTTTGAAGAAGATTTAGATTTATCACCATCAGATAAAGAAAATAGTATATCTAGTGAAGATTCATCATCTGATGACAATAACGAAAGTGAATCTTTTATTAGTTAATAAATTAAAATGAATTATTAACTGATATTAAAGTTTTCGCCATTAACATCTCGTAGGAATGTTGATATTGTGGAAAAACTTAAGTTTTTTCCCGACATTAATAGCTCATGAACTATAGTAATAACTTAGCTTGTAATAATCCTATAAAATAACTAGTAATACATTTGTTAATATTTGATTTATAAATATGGGCATTTCCTAACCAAATTGTAATCATTAGAATTATTATAAAATTTTTTGAATATAATGGAAATAAATTATACACACTATCAAAATCATATGACTCTAATTTAATATTAATATTATCATTAATAATATTTAATTCTTCTATTATTTGATTATCAAAATGATCATAACCGGATAGAGCAAAAAATACTTTAGCTATATCATATTCCGGTATACCAAATAACATTGTATTACCAAAATATCCTCGCGGATCTATAAATTTAATATCATTATTTTTATGTATTAATATATTACTAAATTGACAATCGCCGTGAATTAATGAATATGTGTAATTAGATTTAGATTTAATATATTCTAATACATTAACTTCAATAATAGATAAAATTTCATCAAATGTTTTAATTTTTATATTATTTACATATTTTATATGTCTATATTCATTAATAATATGTTCTATTTCTTTGAACCTTGTAATAAGTTTATCTTTAGTTTCTATCATTAAATCTCGAGTATAGATTATTTGATTTATATTATATTCTGATTTTTTATGAATAGTATTTAATATAGTAAATATTTTAGTCAAAATATTTAGTTGTTTAGATTTGTCAATTTTATAAAATATTTTATATAATTCTTCATAATTTTCTAAATATTCCATTTCAATACAAGCTACTTTAATGTCGGGGGAAAACTTAAGTTTTTCCCCAATATTAAATTTAATATTTAATATTTTAGGAAAATATATATTAAAAATAGTAGGAGCAATATATTTATAATAATTAATTTCTTTTATTATTTTTGAATATCCATAAAGATTTATGTTCTCTTTAATAATCCGATTATTTTCGATTTTAATATTATTAAAATTTGATCCATAAGTATGACGATTTTGTAAGTCAACAAGCCTTTTGGGCTTATTAATGGCGAAAGTAAAGCTTTCGTCAACATCACGAAGGGATGTTAATGGCGAATGTAGTTCACTATCGTTAACATTTTCTTTGGAAATGTTAATATTTATGTCGGGAATAACCTTAAGTTTTTCCTCAATATCAGATTTTAAATGTTGAGTTTCGTTTTTTGCCAACATTATATAAATAAATATAAGCATTTATTTATATAAAGATTAATAGTTATTAGGTATTTATGTATAAAAATATATTACAACTAAATACAAATGAATTAATTATTAAAGAAAATACTAAATGTCCTAGTGATAAAATTTTTGTAAATTATAAAAATAAAATTTGTAAAAAACCTTGGGGTTATGAATTTATAATTTATAATAACAAAAAAGTTGGAATATGGTTTTTAAAAATTGAAAAGGACCATAAAACTTCATTACACATGCATTATAATAAAGATACCTTATTATTAACGTATAAAGGTACTGGAATTATAACATATAAAAATGATGATAATAGTATAACAAATTATATTTTAAATGAAATGGAAACCATATTTATTCCTAAATATAAATTTCATCAATTATCTGGATTAACTGATTTTGTATTTTTTATAGAAATAGAAATTTTTGATAACAATACAGAGTTTTCAGATAAAAACGATTTACTACGATTAGATGATATTTATAATCGTAATAATATTGGTTATGCATCATCGGTAGATATTTTAGATTCTTATTACGATTTAGATTTATATGATTATTTTTATTTGACGGCGGAAAGCAAAGCTTTTTCGCCATTAACAAACTCTTTGAGTTTGTTGACTAATCAAATTGATTCCATATCATTAAAAAAAAATACAGAAATTTCATCTGGAGAATTACAGCAAAATATTAATTTTGATTCAACTAATATACTAATTCATGATGTACCAAAATTTTGTGGTGAACCTTCCAGTGTATTTCCATCTGAACGATCAAACACTCCTTCCGAATTTTTAGATTATTGTAATTTTCATAAAAAATATTTAGAGAATTTGATTGAATTCAAAACTTTAAAAAATTTATGTGATATTGATTTGAAAAAAAATAATATTTTAATAGAAGGACAAATTTATATTGATAATAATATTATTAAGGAAGGCACAATAATTAATTCAAATAATGGAATAATATTAACAGATACAATTAAAGTTTTAAGTTTATATTCTTCTGATAAAAAAGAAAATG